TTTGCTTCCAGCCGCCGATGACAATAACTATAGGTTTAACGGCTACATCGATGACCTCCGCATCACCAAAGGTGTCGCCCGCTATACATCTAACTTCACTCCACCAAACGCACCATTACCCGACCTTTCACCGAACGGCAGGGTGACCATCGAAGACAACAATCTTGATGCCGATGCCCGCCAATACATTATCAACGTAGAAGAACAAGATGGCCAACCACTTGAAAGCGGCGTGAGAGCCGCAATCAATGATTTTGTTGTTGGGTGCAAAACTGATGGGATTTGGGATGCAATCAAGGCGAGTTGTATTCTTGCTGGTGCGAGGACTTAAAGCGGGGCGCTAGTACCACTAACTGGAGGTGCGCCGACTAACTTTAACTTTACTGCTGTTGATTATGACCGGGAGACAGGTCTAGTTGGTGATGGTAGCACGAAGTATTTGGATAGCAACAGGAACAACAATGCTGATCCGCAAGACGATTGTGCTTTTACAACGTATGTTACGGAGATTCCTGTTAGCAATAATCCTTCTTTCTTGCTGGCAGCGGCTAACGCAGCACCAGGTGCAACTGGAATAGGTTACTCTGCAGACGAATCCTTGTTCTTCAGACATAGGAACATTGCTGCAGAAATTGAAAGTCAAACCAATTTAGACAGCTTTATAGGCATAAGCAGAGCAACATCAACAGAATATACAGCAAGATACGGTGGCGCAAACACAACCTTCACTAGAGCCAGTGAAACTCCTTTCAACGGAACAGTTGCAGTATTTACAGAAGGTTCTCAGCTTGGATTCAAAACAAACGCCCGCCTCGCCTTCTACTCCATCGGAGAATCTCTGCCAGATGGCCCAACAAAAACTGGGCTTGAGCTTTTAGATGAAAGAGTGTCAGCTCTAATCACAGCTATTGAAAACTCAACACAATTGGATCCTGACGCTGCGGCTTATATCGCCGCTGTGGAGGCTGCGGATGAAGCGGCGTCTCCTGGTATCGGCGTCTTAGAAACCGGTGTTCGTGAAGCGATTAATACTTTTGTGGTCAGGTGCAAGAGCGATGGGATTTGGGACGCGATCAAAGCAAGTTGCATCCTTGCTGGGGCTAAGACGCTTGATGGAGCGTTGGTGCCGCTAGCGGGTGGCGCTCCTACTAACAACAACTTTGTCGATGCGGATTATGACCGGGAGACGGGATTGGTGGGTGATGCGAATACGAAGTATCTTTTGTCCAACTTAGCCTATAACGCTATTAGTACAAACAATGAGCACCTCTCACTGTACCGCTCAACTGCTTTGTCTCAAGACTCAAATGGCATCGGAGGTGGTACAGTATCTCCCATCTCCATCTCGCGTATAGCCTACGTTAGCGGAACTAACCGCTATGAACTGCAGGATAACGCATCAGCAACCTATGGCACTATTTCTTACACTGGCTTTGTCGGTATATCAAGATACCTGTCCACTGATTTTGTCTATAGAGACAACGGATCGTCTGTAGGAGTAGCTAGAAATTCTCTAGTCAGGGCAAATACATCGACTCCGTATGGAGTTTTTTGCGCTAATTATTCAGACCTTGGTCTTATTGGTTTAACCGATGCCCGCCTTGCCTTCTACAGCATCGGAGAATCCCTCGATCTCGCCGCCCTTGACACCCACGTGTCAGATCTAATCACAGCTATCGGAGCAGCCATATTATGAGCCCAACTACTATACCGGGAAAGATGACGTTGGCGCAGGAGTTTACCTGGAACGAAACCGTCTGGAATCCCAGCATGATCAGCACGGCTTTGTGGCTGGATGCTGCGGATGCGAGCACGATTACAACTGTTGGCGGAGCCGTAAGCCAGTGGGATGACAAAAGCGGGAATGGCAGGAACGCGACTCAACCAACATCTGGCAATAGGCCAACATATCAATCCAGTGTTCAAAACAGTAAAAATGTAATTCGGTTTAATTCAGCCTCATCTCAATTCCTTACTTGCAGTAATACAGCAGGAGCATTTAACTATTTGCACAGTGGACAAGGTCTGATCATTGCCGTCGTTAAAGCAGGAACAACTGCGGATCCAAATGCGTTATATGGCGTCCTAGGTAACGCTGGGAATTTTCTTCCAAACAGGCGAGGCTTTAGCCTATATTGGGATGATCGTATTTCTGTGCCATCTAGTAATCGTATTGGCGTATCCGCGTATGATGGCTTAAACAACAATGTTTACAGTGTAAATCAAGAAGATATATTGCTTCCTCAATCTTTTGGAATCGCAGGAGCTTTAATCGACGCGGCAAACGGAATAGCAGACAACAGGGTTGCTTTGTTGATTAACGGATCAACATATACGGGCAATACCGATACCGCCACTGTGAGCACAGGTGACGCATCTTTTGATTTTCAACTTGGTGATTATGCGACAGGTTCTGCATATTTGCAGGGTGATATTGGCGAAACAATTATTGTGCCAGGCGCTGTTTCAACGCTGAATCGCCAAAAGATCGAAGGCTACCTAGCCCACAAATGGGGATTGACTTCCAACCTTCCCGCTGATCACCCATATAAAACAGCAATTCCTGTTCCCTAGCACACCTTGCAATGACTATTAACCTTTTTGGCGTTATCAAACATTGCGAGCTGAGTGCCTAAGCCCTAGCCCACCCCATCTTTACACCGCGGATTTTTTGTGATAAAATAAGGGTGTAAAGTTTAAACCCACGATGACCAAACTAGTTAACCTAGTTCATTGCACCCCCGAAGCAGAACATCTCATCACCGATATGGCGCGTGTATCGGCACCCTCCAACCAGGGAAATTATGACACTGCGCCGAGGCTAATTAAATATCTTATCAAACATCGCCACTGGAGCCCTTTTGAAATGGGGTCGATGTGCGTAGAAATCAATACTACCCGTGACATCGCTGCTCAGATCATTAGGCACCGATCGTTTTCTTTCCAAGAATTCTCACAACGCTACGCCGATGTAAAAAGCCTCGGAGCAATCGTCCTTCCCGAACTTCGCCGTCAAGACACAAAAAACAGGCAAAACTCCATCGCCGATCTTGACCCTGAAATAGTAAAAGCTTTTGAACAACGGACTCGGATGCTTTATGCCGATGCCCAAGAACTCTACGACGACATGCTTAATGTCGGCATCGCAAAAGAATGCGCTCGGAAAGTTCTTCCGATGAACTCCCCGAGCAGGATCTATATGCACGGAACGCTGCGTTCATGGGTTCATTACATCGATCTCCGCGGTGCAAATGGAACTCAAAAGGAACACATGGACATTGCAATTGCATGCCGTGAGATTTTCAACGAGCAATTTCCATCAATCGCCCAAGCTTTAGAAGAGATCGGGGCCGAAGCTTAATCTTCCTCAGATCTCGAAGGGAACAACGCAAGTTCTAACTGAGCAACAACCAAATCATCAAGGTCGTTGTCTGTACGGGATACAATTCGCTTAAGGATTTCTACCACGAGCGATTTGACCTGTTCGGATTCAACGGCCTTCATTACTATATTTTTAGCAACGGGGAGAAGTATGGCCCACATAATATATTTGAAATAAAATAGAATTAACCTATCAAAGATCTATAAACTTAAAACTGGATTTGCGAATAGGCGGACAAAATGTGACAATCCGCCCAGGTCTTTTTGTCACTGCGCCCATTGCAATGTCAAAGACGCCGTGCCATAGGGGCCGCCGCCAAGCCAAGACCCGTCCTTACTAATTTCCACTCCGCCCTTACTAATTTCCACCTCATACAATTATTGGCGCGGCATATCCAGGCACGGTGGTCGGCACGTCGTTCCCTATCTCCACCCCGCCCACAATACTCTCTACCCTCGCCCAGTCCATCCTCTCCACTTTGAAGATATACGCCACGCCCGTAGTAGCAGCGTTGGTATTAAGATCCGGCACCACAACCACCCCCTCTGGGGCATCATAAACCAGCCTATATCCGCTCGCAATAACCCACCCGTCAGGAATCGCGGGGAAAGAAGACAAGGGGTCGGACGGATCGTAGGTCGGTATGCCCACCACAGAATAAGTCGGGGCCCCAATTTTCGCCTCGAGTGCGCTTGCCAACCCCCTCACAAACTTATTCCCTTTTGAGAAGGTGGGCACCGACTCAATACAATCGAGCGGGTCGGTGTTGGACGCCTCGCCTGTGCGCTCATCAACCCGGTCGTAGAGCCTAACCCTATTAGAAATATTTATTTTTCCGCCCTTATCAACAAATAAAGATAATTTGCTAATTGGCGGCGGAAACTCCTCTAATGAGTCGGGTTGGTCGTAAAATGGCCCGAGGGCGTAGGAAAAAGTCCGCCTATCTAATTGCAGAGATGGATCGTCGAATAGTCCCATAACAGTGCCTAACTAACTAACTTATTTACTTTAGACCCATGACCCAACAAAACGACCCGAGTCCTGTTGTCTATGACAACGCTTTCATTGTAATAAAACAACGCTGGGGGACCTATACATCGGTGGCGTATTCTCCCGATCCCGACGTCCCTGCAAAAAAACTCATCACTTCTCTAACAGAAGAGCTGTGCATTTCCTCCACAAGGTTTTACTTAAAAGGCCTGCAAGAGGGCTGGAAGACAACCGGGTCGGGCAATGTCTACGACGGAGAAGTCGGAGGGAAGCTCTGAGCCAGACGCCAAGCTGTCACACCACGCCTGGACATGGGCCCTGGGTGGTGTATGATGGCAATAGGTATAAATACTCATGGCTAAACGAACTTACCCCGACACCGCCCAACTCAGAGCATCAATTGTCTCGCTCCTAGAAGAACGCTATGGCGCCGAATGCGAGCGATTTGTTCGGCTCGGGCTTCCTGATGATGAGATGGTCGAGCGGAAGCTCAGAGAGCTCATGGACTTTTACAAAAAACCCTATCCCGACGCCGAAGGCCGGAGCCCGGTGATGAACTTCTGGTATGTGTTGGCGCCGTCGGGGTACGCCAAGGACTCCCTTGAG